GTGCGTGAAGGGAAAATTCGGGTGCTTCGTCCTGGAAAGGGAAAAGGTTCTTGCGCTCTTATTGACTACGTTTCCCTTTATCGTCCCATCAAGGAGGCTTACGACACCAAGTATCCGGATGCAGAACAAAAGTTGAAAGAACAAATCAAAGAAGAAACCATGAGTGATACACTAAGAACTGATAGCAAAGCTATTGTATTCTACCGTGATAAATTTACATTATCCGATGGTAGTAGCTTGACAGATGTGAAGCAGGCAGAATATGTACTGAATGCCCAAGTGATGAATGAAATGATCCGTGTGGAGAATGAAATGAAATCGCTGCACAGGAAGAGTGGTTATTCGCACTCCAAGGAAATTTGGGAGGCTGTAATGGGTACTTGTGAGAAGCTTCGTTCGCTGTATCAGCATACGCTTCCCGGGAATGCTGCCCGCCTGCGTGAAAAGTACAATGCTTATAAGAATTATGGGTATGAGGTATTAGTCAGCGCTAAGAATGGTAACCAAAACACTCGAAAGATCGGGCCGATGGAAGGGCGCTTGCTGTTGAAACTGAAACGTAGTAAGTTTCCTGTCTATACTGACTCTCAGATATTTGAGGAGTACAATCGTCAGGCGATAGAACGTGGATTGAAACCTATCAAGTCCATGACTACTCTTCGCAATTATCTGTATGATCCCGCTGTGATGCCACTTTGGTTTGCTGCCGTATATGGGATGCAGAAGTGGAAATCGAAATACTCTTCTTTATTGAAGACACAACTTCCGCAGATGCGTGATGCTCTTTGGTATTCCGATGGTACTAAGCTGAACCTGTACTATAAAAATGCGGATAATAAAATGTGTACCACTTCTGTTTACGAAGTTCTTGACGCTTATAGTGAGACGCTAATAGGCTACGATATCGCTCCGAAAGAAACTTTTGACAGTCAGTACCGGGCTTTCCGGCAGGCAGTAGAATTCGCTGGTGTTCGTCCCTATGAAATTGTAAACGACAATCAGGGTGGACATAATAAGCTGGCGGCGCGAGGATTCTTCGACAAGATTGCTATCCTTCATAAACCTACCATGCCATACAACGGTCAGAGCAAAACAATAGAAAGCGTCTTCGGACGGTTCCAGCAGCAGATACTTCATAAAATATGGTATTTCACCGGGCAGAACGTGACAGCCGTAAAGATGAACAGCAAGCCCAATCTTGAATTCATAGAAAAGAATGCTTATGCTCTTCCTACTTTGGAAGAAGTGAAAGAAATATACCGTCAATGCCGTGAGGAATGGAACAATGCCGCTCATCCGGCTACCGGTATCGCTCGCATTGACATGTACCGCATGAGTGAGAATCCGGAAATATCACCCGTGCAGCCGGTTGAACTGATTCAGATGTTCTGGCTCACAAGTGCCAAAGAGGTGACCTACATCAATGCCGGGCTGAAAATAGAGATCGACAAGCAGAAATATGAGTACGAAGTCTATGGCGAAGACGGGCTTCGTAATGAACAATGGGCGCTTCGCAACATAGGACGCAAGTTCCGTGTGATGTATGATCCGATGGATATGACCCGTATTGAACTTTGGGAACCGACCGCTTCCGGATTGAAATACAGTATAAGCGCAACTCCGCGGACCGTCATCAACCGTGACACACAGACTCGAACCGCTGATCAGACTTCCTTCATGCGTCGAACTGTCGACCAAAATAAGGAGACAATGGCGCTGATCCAACTCAGCACAGAAGATTTCGATCTGGACGAATCCATCGCAGCCGAACTCTTTAACCTCTCTACTCCGCAACCGAAGAATGTGAGCGAAAAGAAAATGGAGGAAGTACGTGAGAAATATGAAGCTGGAACGCTACAGTCCCCCATATCCTTGCCGGAAAAACTGGCGATTGAGGAAGAGGATGACGGCACGGAACTGGCATATTCCACTACCGGAGAATATACCAAAGTGACTTCCAATCTCACATTTGATGATATCGACTGCCTTGAACGCTATTAGAATGACGAAAAATAACAGTTTAAACAATATACGAAACAATGAAAGAATTAAGCCTTGAGCATAAGAATGCTATCCGTGACGCACTGAGTGCCTACTGTGACAACTACCTGTCCCGTAACCGTGCGGCTGAAAGCCTGAACGGTGTGAGTGCCGCCACTGTATCTACCATAGTGAACAGTAAATATACCAATATCTCTGACGACATGTTCATTCGCATTGCCACGCAGATCGGATTCAGTTTCGATTGTTGGGAGATTCACGAAAGCGTAGCCTTCAAAGAAATATCCTTCATGATGACTGATGCACAGATGTATAAGAACGTCACATGGATTGTAGGGGATGCTGGGTGCGGAAAGACTACCGCTGCTATCGACTATCGCAAGAAGCACCGGAACGTTTTTTATATCCTTTGCTCCGAAGACATGAAGAAAAGCGATTTCGTACGTGAGATATCCAAACAGGTGGGCGCTCCTACCGATGGGACCAATCTTCGGGATATGCTGGAGTATGCCATTTCCATGATCGCCTTTTTAGGTAATCCGCTTATTATTTTCGACGAAGGCGACAAACTGACGGATAGTGTATTCAACTACTTCATTTCCATTTATAATCGTTTGGAAGGTCATGCGGGAATCATTTTCCTTTCTACCAACTATATCAAACGTCGCCTGGAGAATGGGCTCCGTTATAACAAGAAGGGTTATAAGGAAATATACAGCCGTATTGGCCGTCGTTTCTTCGAGGTAAAAAGCACGACCCAAAACGATATTCACGCCATCTGCCAGGCTAACGGGCTGACGGACGAAGCGGAAATAAAGAAAGTATTGAAAGACGCAGAGGCTAGCGAGAACGACTTGCGACGGGTGAAACGCTGTGTACATAGCCGCAAACGTATCATGGATGCACGTGCCAGGAAAGGAGAAGCGGAATAATGGGGAGAGCCAAATCGGTGAGCGAGTTATTGGCTACGAAGATTGAGACTTTCCCTTTTCGGGATGAATGGTATGACGCTTTCGGCGAGCCTGAACGGAAAGGTATCTGGATAGTCTGGGGAAACTCAGGAAATGGAAAGACCACTTTTGTAGTGCAGCTTTGCAAATACTTGTGTCAGTTTGAACGGGTAATTAATGATAGTCTTGAAGAGGGAGTCAGCCTGACAATGAAAAACACACTGTTACGATGCGGAATGCTGGAAGTGAACCGTCGGTTTCTTCTTCTTGACAATGAGCCGATGAAAGATTTGAGTGAACGACTGTTGCGACGAAAATCTCCGGGAATTGTGGTGATTGACAGTTTCCAGTATACGCAGATGACGTATAAGCAATATATCACCTTCAAGGAAAAGCATAAAGACAAGCTGATTATTTTCGTAAGCCATGCGGATGGAAAGCTTCCTTCCGGGCGTAGTGCCCGTAGCGTGATGTACGATGCTTCCCAGAAAGTTTACGTAGAAGGATACAGGGCTTTCAGCAAGGGGCGGTTCAACGGACCAAAAATGCAGATTGACGTATGGCCAGAAGAAGCTGAAAAATACTGGGGAGATAAATATCAACGATAATAAAAGTTAGAGTTATGAGAACAACAAAAGATAAAGCAATCAGTCCGCAACAGATGAAGGCTTTGCACGCTACTTTTCATCGAATTGGTATGGACGATGATGCTCGTCACGACTGCATTTCTTCTTTTACGGACGGGAGAACGCAGAGCAGCAAAGAGCTTTCTTTCGATGAAGCTCGCAGATTATTAGCATCACTCAACGAGGATCAGGCTGAAAAAGCACGTGAGGAAGCGAAGAAGTTGGTAAAGGCTATTTTCTGTTTGTCTTTTCAGATTTCCTTTCTAAATAAGGGATACACAAATGATACACAGGAAGAATTTCAAATGAATATCGCTAAGCTGAATGTCTTTGCCCGCAGCAAAAGTGCCTCACGAAAGAATGTGTCTGAGATGTATCCGTCTGAGTTAAAAGCATTCAAGAAACAACTGGAAGCCATCGCATATAACGAAAACAATAAATCTAAAAACAAAAGATCATGAGAAAGAATCAGGAAATAAATAAGGCGGTTGCCATTCTTCGTAAGAAGGGTGATCTCGTTAGCCTGGAACAGGCCTCGGTTCTCAGTGACAGACTGAATGAACGAAGTGTCTTCGATAAGTATGTAGCAGGTGTGGCAGAAGCAGACCGTAGTGAAGGTATTTATTATGCTTGTCGTGACGCAGCACGATTCTTGAAAGGAGAATTGACGCTGGACGAACTAATTCCGGATCATGAACAGGAAGATGATATTGAACCGGTAGAAGAGATGATCACTATAACCGCTTCAGAATTTAGGGAGTTGTTGAGACGTGTGGAACGTCTGGAACGCCGTGCAGGATTACAGAAAAAAATATCTGCAACCAAGCGGAAAAGAGTTGAAGACATCTCTACTGATGATTTGATTTCGCAGATAGATGCCTGCAAATATATCGGATGCAGCAAGACTACTATCAAACGTTGGGCGGACAACGGATTTATAACGGGATATCAGAAGGGACTGAATGTTTATTACAGCAAGCGTGAACTGAATCGTAGTGTTGTAGTAAAAGAACATAGGCTAAACAGAAAGGAGGCGGAACATGAATAATGAATCCGACTACTGCATGTCCTACCGCATGTCGGAGGCACAGCGACTTGAATTACAGATCATCCGGGATGAAGAACGGTGGAGTACCCTCTTTGATACTCTGATGGAACGCGACCTGATAGAGCCTTCGAAAGAGACAGACAGACTGCTGGAAGATTGGAATAATCTGAATACCCGTATCGAAATGAACCGTACCCGTCTTGCTCTATTGAAATCCTCCTCGGAACTGACGGAAGAAGAAAAGAAACGTCGTCCCGGACCGGGCGGCAGCGAAAGATTTAATATAAAGTACTGAATCAACATAGTATAAACGATCAAAAAACAAGTTTTATGGCAAAGACAAGAGTTAAAAAAGTAGTGATCTCCGGCATTACATCGGAGCAGGCGGAAATCGCCTTCAGTGAATTTGCAACGGCGGATGCCAAGGTGCAGAATATCCAGAGTAAAATGGATATGGAGATCACCCGTATTCGTGACAAATATGCGGATATATTAGCAGAACAACAGGCTATCCGGGAAAAGAACTTCGAGATCATGCAGACATTCGCTACGGAATATCGTGAAGAGTTGTTCTCCAAACGTAAAAGTTACGAAAGTGCTCATGGGACATTCGGTTTCCGTACAGGAACTCCGAAACTTAAGAATGTCAAAGGCTTTACCTGGGCATCTGTCACCAATCTGGTGAAGGAATTTCTTCCCGGTTATATCCGGGTGAGTGAGGAACTGGCAAAGGATCGTCTTCTTGCTGATCGTGATAAGGAGGAAGTTGCCGGGCAATTATCCAAATGTGGTATGGTTGTAGTACAAGACGAAACATTCTATGTGGAACCAAAGAAAGAAGATCAGGCGTCCTAAATACTCATATGCTCCCGTCGGTAGCCGGTGGGCAGTTTATCACTGGTTGGAGATAGGGGATATCGTCACGGTAGACAAGGTTGGTGAATTCCCCACCAGTGAAGAAGCACGCAAAGAATGCTACCGGCTTAACGGCTGGAAATATGAGGAACCTGAAAAGCGAAAGAATAACCTCAAGTATTAATAATTAAACAATTTATAATTATGGGAATGCACACATGGTTTGAATGTCGTATCCGTTACGAAAAGGTAATGGAGAACGGAATGCAGAAGAAAGTAACGGAACCTTATCTGGTGGATGCTCTCAGCTTTACAGAAGCGGAAGCACGGATTATCGAAGAGATGACTCCATTTATATCCGGAGAATTTACAGTATCGGATATAAAACGTGTAAATTACAGTGAGCTGTTTCCAAGTGATGATGAAGCTGATGACATTTGGTTCAAATGCAAATTAAGCTTTATCACATTAGATGAAAAGAGCGGAGCAGAGAAACGCACCTCTACTTATGTATTAGTACAGGCTTCTGACTTGGGGCGTGCAAAGAAGAACCTTGATGCTGGAATGAAAGGCACGATGGCAGAATACCAAGTTTCATCGGTGACGGAGACGGCTATCATGGATGTCTATCCTTATACTGCACCGGAAGAAAAATCCGAGTTCAAGGATGAAAAAGCGAACTGATGAAATGAGACTTGTGCCACCGTTGGCATCCGCTTTGGTGGCACAAGTTTATGAGAGCAAACTTCCGGTTTCGCTCATCATCCATCGGAAAGATCACACGGGTATGATTCCTGTAACGGCAGAATATGAAGATGGATATAATGATGCGTTTGATCAACTAGTGACAGATGTCGCACGAAAATTGAAATCTTTATGAGCAAGAAACAACAAACCTTATTGATTACTCCACCTTTATTGTCAAAGGAACATCCTTATGAAATGGAGACATTTACCGGATTTGAGTGCAGTAACTGTCACGGTAACGGTTGGATTCTAGCATTGGGAGAACGTAACGAAACAGTGAGAAACACGTGCCCTGTCTGTGGAGGTAGCGGAAGATTAAAAGCGGTGGTAACCACAAAGTGGATACCGGATAAGAAAGAAGAATAACTAATGACATAAAAATGAACAGCCAAAGCAGTATTAGCAGTATCACATTTGGTCCGTGAGGCAAAGCCAAGAAAGGACTATATCAATCACTTCCGGCAATCGAAGCCTCTTGAAGGAATTTATCTTTCAGACTTTATCCGGGAAACAGTTGAAAGGAAATCACGGCGCAAGCCGTCAAACTCACTGGCTGTTTACAGTGCCCTGATAGGACATATAAACAGTTTTTCCGCAGAATACGATTGTGACATATTCACCAATTCCGTCACAGAAGAGTTCATTGAAGATTTTATCATTTACCTTGAGAATGTTGGTTTGCGGCATAACACGATTGTAGGTTACATTATGAAATTACAATCTATGGTTCGCAAGGCTTCACAGTACAATTATGCCGTCGACCCTACTTATAATCAAATAGACTTGCATCTGGAAGATACTTTTGCAGTCTTCTTGAGCATGAATGAGATTACGCGCATCTATTATTATAAGTTCAGGAAACAGGATAGCAGAAGGGCGAAGGAGAAGATACGTGATCTGTTCGTTGTTGGTTGCTTGACAGCATTGCGTTATTCGGACTATTCAACGCTGACGCTTGACAACTTCCAGAACGATTTTATCGTGAAGCGTACAAAGAAGACCAATGTCACCGTGAAGGTTCCAATGCATGATTATGTTCGCGAGATTATAGCCAAGTATGGTGGTAATATCCCTAACGGACTTTGCATTCAGTACTTTAACAAATATCTTAAACTGATCATGCGCGAAATTGGATTGACAGATAAGATTACCTACTCATACACAGTAGGTGGTAAAATAAAGACTGTGACAAAAGAGAAGTGGGAACTAATCTGTAGTCACACCGCACGTCGTTCAGCCGCGACAAACCTTTATTTGACAGGAAGAATGAAGACGCTAGAGATAATGCGACTTACAGGGCATAAGACAGAACAGAACTTCTTCAGGTACATTCGCTTGACGAATGATGATACGGCAAGATCAATAAGCGGAGATATGTTTTTTAGAAAGTAATAACCGGACGTTTGCCTGCCATCAGGCAAACGTTTAAATAAATACAATAATGAATAAAGATAATATTATTCCATCGATGACGCATCCTTATGGGATGTGTTGGCAACAGCCGCCAACCTACCTGATACTAATTGATGATACTCATGCAGTGATGAGTAGACTTGATTTTGAAATACTCATGGATTATACTCGTTCTCAACCGTCAGCTCTCTATAATGGTAAAATGTGGAAAGCACAATATGAGGATGAAGGTACGTTGAAATGGTTTCTTTGCTATTGTTTCAATGAGAATGAGAAGACGAATGAGATAGACATTGCATACCGGGAAATTTTGATAATTGATTAATAAC